AATTGGAGTATGAGTGAGGGTTTCCGTATCAAAGATATGAAATCCTCTTGGATCATTCACATCATTCCAAAACATCTCATATGGATTGCCCAAATAAAATATTTTACCATTCTCTGAACGTGTGTGAAAATGTCCGGAAAATACTTTATCAAATTTATCAAAGACCTTAACATCCATACCAGTTTCCATCATATGTCCACGAGTAGCTCTGAATCCATTAACTTCAAGATGGCCCATCACGATTTTACTGGTGGTCTTTTCAATTAAATTTAAACTCTCCTCATAATTTTCAGAATTAATCCAAGGAAGCATTAAAATTTTCAACTTATCTAATGTAAGTTCTTGTGCTTTTGAATAAGTCTTTATGTTTGGATAGTTAACTAAAAGTAACTCCGGCGAATTTACATTATTAGTATTCTTATAGTAACAGTCATGATTACCAGTAATAGCATGAACCTTATACTTTTTAAGTGGTTCAAATACAACTTTTTTTGCCCATTCAAGACTTTGATAATCAATTGACTTACGACTATCAAATACATCCCCCATATGAACAACAGTGTCTATCTTATGCTCTTCTAAAGACGGAAAGAAGACATCACGATAAAACATCTCAAAGTAATCATGAAGATGCTTAGAACCCTTCCTAGCCCCATAATGGGTATCAGTAATAATAGCAATCTTCATTTCTCTAAATGTAACTGTACATTAAAAGAAGCTGATATTCTATCATTATCCGTTTGGTTTGGATATACTTTATGAAGAAGTGAAGATGGAAAAAGAAAAATTTTAGATTCTTTTGCAATCCATCTATATGCTTCATAGAAATTACATCTTTTGCGAATTTCTTCATCATACCATTGCAATTCTTTACATTGCACATAACCATTAGGTGATATAAATTCTAGTGCGCCACAATCTTCAGGAGTTTTAAGATAGAAAACACCCGCCATATCACACATACCATGATAATGGATTTCATTATGATCACCTTTCTTATTAATATTTGCCCAAAAACAATCTATATTCATAATTAGATCCTTTGAAAAGATTCTATTTGTTGAAAAATATTTAACAACTGCGTCGTGAATAGTATTAAATAAAATATTTTTATCAGGAAACTCTTTCGACTGCCATCCACCATAGTTTGAAACAACTCTTCCAATTGGATCTTTCCTTTGCTCCTCATAAACAAATTCAATTAGTTGATCTTTTATTGACGGGTAATCATCTACTGTAAATTGATGAATAAGAGTAGGAAAAATTGAAGTTATCATCTATTACGATATTGTATATTATCCTTAATCTGATTATAATCAGAACTACTACTTGAAAGAGCAGTATCATCAACCATCATAACTTCATCAAACCCACTCCTTTCAATAATCTTTGTTTTAATATCTAATTGCTTTTTCTCTTTTTGTATTCTCCTAAGAAAAGCATAATGAATTATCTGTGTAAAATATGCAAAAGGGTTTCTTGATTTTTCCGGATCAAAGTTATGAATATACTGAACACAATTCTCTATGCCATCAGAAATCATATCCTCACGGAACATATAATTAACAAAGTTCGGTTTATACGACAAATGAGTAGCAATCTTCAAAAAACACTCCCCAAGAAAATTAGGTATCCGTGGCTTTCCTTCCCATGGCCCTGACTTTGGCGGATCTTTCTCATACTTTTTTATAAATTTTTCTCTCGCTTTAGAAACCTTTGATCTATAAACAATCATCGCATCTAACAAATCTTTATTATTTACATAATGTTCCGTCTTCTTTTTAGGCATAACATTGGAATTCCTGTCTTAACATATAGATATTATAACATACTTTTTTAAGGCTTGACAAGTTTCATAATTGCAGGTAGACTAGGTTTGTCCCCATTAAAGATAAGTTCTAGTTTTCTTTAATATTAAAAAGATCTTCTAGATTCTTACGAGCATCTTTAACCGAAGAAACATATCCCATTTTAGATGATGGTCTAGTATAACCATTTGGTGTATGAATTTCTATTTTTTCTTCATCTGAAATAAAGTTTTCATATATTTCAATTAATTTTCTATCTGTAGATTCCGTCATTGTAATAATTTTATCAGATTTTATCATAAAAAAGTCTTCATCAGATAATTCAATCCAAGATTTAACTTTAACATGAGATCCTCGTCCATTCTGAAACATCTTCATGACTATTGGATTCTGAAGAACTATTACAGGATCCCCATCATTTTCATCAACACTAACCAATGAAAATATTTCTTCTCCTGATACCAATTTAATAATTGAATGAAACTCTTCTCCCATTAGTTTTTAAGTGGTATGTTTACAATATCATAATTAAAATTTTCTTCATTATAAACTTTAATCCTTTCAATTAAATGATTCAAAGTATAATTCCTCCTAGATTTATAACTAATATCGTCAGCAATATCATATAAAGTTGCATTTGTTTTATTTGTTCCTTTTCTTAAAACTCTTCCTATGGATTGAAGATTTCTTATTCTAGATTTAGATGGAGAAGCAAAAATTACATTGTGTAAATTTTTGATATTAATTCCGGTAGAAAAGGTTCCGTAAGAGGCAACAATAATAGCATTATTCTCTTGCTCAGTGATTTCGCGAACTTTCTCTCGGTCTTCAGTATCCACGCCACCATGAACAAAAAAGACATGACGATTTTCAATGTGGTTATTATTATTTATTAAATCATATAATGGTTGCCCATGCCCTTCTACTCTTGCATATAAGATAAGAGTATTACCTTTTAGATCTAAAGCAAGATTTTTAATAAAATTATTTCTACGATTATGACCAATAATATATTGAACTTCATCTTCATATGTCTCAAATTTATTCGGTGAGTGTTTCAATAGAAGCACGTTGATATCCAGTTTAGCAATATGACCTTTTACCATCAATTCTTCTGTACGAATAATTTTATAAGAAGGTCCAAATAATCCTTCTAAAACCCACTTATGGGTCTGTGAACCATCAAGTGTACCAGTAAATCCAAACCTATATTTGGCTTGATGTAATTTTGTCATTATAGATACTAATGATTTTGACTTAAACTGGTGAGCTTCATCCCCAATAACCACAGAGAATCTCTCAAAATATTTTCGGGGAAGTTTATAGATTGATTGCCAGGTAGTAATAATGACTTGAGAGTCTGTCTCTCTTTCTTTACCTGCGTATATCTTGTGACACCATGAACCTACGTCCCAGCCATAGTCTGCAAAATCTTTATACATCTGCTCTACTAGGGAAGTCGTCGGAACAACTATCAGAATATTTTTTCCTTTCTCAACAAAATATCTCACAATCGCATATATCATCAGAGACTTTCCAGAAGCAGTTGGGGATATCAACAACTTTCTATTATGTCTTAGAGCATCGTATACTCCCTCTACTTGATAAGACCTAGGTTTATAACTAGAAATAGCATTCATATAATCTTTAACACCTTCCTTTGAAATCATTTCATTGACTTGAAAGGGTAATCCGTAATATGTGTTATCTACAAATTCATATGTATAATTATGTTCATCACAAAATGTGGTTATTTTATCTAATAATCCGCAATAAACTTCACCTGTTTGAGTATTAATAAGACGAATTTTTCCATCCCAAAATTTCTTTTTGTATGCTGGTGAAAACTTCGCACCAGGAACTTCAAAAGTAAATTTATCTGCTAATTCATATAAGATATGTTGTTCGCCAGAAAGATGTAAATTTACTTCATTCTTTTTTTGAATAATCAAATGACTCATACATGAGGTTCCACTTCACTCAAAAGTATTTAGAGTCAATATTTTGTGTTAATTATATCCAGATTGGAATTTATGCCATTCAATAGAATTTTTTATTTGGAATGTTCTATTGGAAATATTCTTAATTATTTCTTCTAAAAATCTTAAAGTCGTATCATAATATCTCATCTTAAGATCGATCTTAATTAGATTTTCATCCGCATCCATATGCCTTTGTATGGCATCCTTTTCTCTAACTTTGTATGGAAATGGATCTTCAGCATAAACTTCTGCTGATGCCTTTCCTGTGTAGTAATTATACCTTTCTAATTTTATTCTATTATAAGATTCTCGTGCTTTTTCACGCATCAAAGTAACAGTATTGTATATTGTATAATACTTAGAATGTAATTGAGGAATTTTTAATGATTCATCATGTAAGTTATCAGGATCAATGACAGCATCACGCTCCCACATCTCCTGAATTTTATCAAGATTCATAAGGAAAAAATATTACGATTAGATTTTCTATGAATATTGGATTGCATCCAACGAGTAATTGCATCATCATATTCGGCAGTATGACGAAATGCTTCTACAGCAAGTTGAGATCTTATCTCACTTACTTTGTTATTAGATAAAGCATCAATGAAACCACTATATTGTAGGGGATGAGTTAATATTGAAACATGATCATGATTTTTTGCTGCTGCACGAACCATCGTTGGACCACCGATGTCAATCTTTTCAATTGCTTCTTCCCACTTCACATTGGGATCTGCAACTGTTTCTTGAAATGGATATAAGTTTACTGCAACAATATCAATAAGACCAATACCATTTGCTTCACGATCTATATCATGATTAGGATCCCCACGTCTTGCAAGAATACCACCATGAATCTTGGGATGTAATGTCTTTACTCTTCCACTAAGAATCTCTGGTGAACCAGTATAATCTGAAACTTTAGTTACTGCTATTCCTGATTCATCAATAATATTATGTGTTCCCCCACTTGAAATAATAGTATATCCAAAATCAATTAACGATTTTGCGAAATCGACAATACCAGCTTTGTTTGATACACTCAATAATGCGTAACTCATAATGTTCCTAATGTAAAAAATGTCTTTGTTCGGTTAAAATCATCGTTAACCCTAATTCATTGCAAGCATCAATAGATTCTTGATCTTTGATACTTCCGCCTGGTTGTATTATAGCACGAATACCAAATGATGCTGCATTCCGTACCGTATCACCAAATGGGAAGAACCCATCACTTGCTAATGCAGCACCACTAACATCATCCTTAGATTCTAGTGCTATCCTAGATGAACCTACTCTATTCATTTGTCCAGCACCAACACCTAATGTACGACCATCACGAGCAATCAAAATAGCATTAGATCTAACATGTCTTACTACTTTCCATGCAAAAGTAAGGTCAATAACTTCTTGTGTTGTTGGTTGACGTTCAGTACATACTTTCCATTTATCAAAATTAACTGGTTGATTATCTCTTTCTTGAACTAATATTCCACCAAGAACACTTCTAATATTGTAAGGATTAACATCCATATTATCAATATCTAACTGAAGCAATCTTAGATTCTTCTTACCAGAAAGAATCTTTAATGCATGTCCTGTAAACTTAGGTGCAACTATACATTCATAAAAACTTTTATATATCTCTGTAGCACATACATCATCAACTTCTTTATTAAGAGCAATAATTCCACCGAAAGCACTAATGCGATCAGCATCCAATGCTCTAGTAAGGGCATCAGAGATAGATTCTCCTATTGCTACCCCACAAGGATTGGTGTGTTTGATTACTACAGCAGCAGGTTCAGTAAATTCCTGTACTGTCGATATTGCTGCGTCTAAGTCTATAAGATTATTATAGCTTAATTCTTTACCTTGTAATTGCTTAGCATTTGATATGCCTTCATCTGGAAAGACGCACCATGCTGCATTTTGATGTGGATTTTCACCATAACGTAATGTCTGTTTAAACTGTAAACCAGCTAACAGCTTCGAAGTTTCAGTATTCATAAGGGGGTTCTGCCATCACTGTCTAGTATATTGTAAACAGTATACTTGAAAGTAGCATTTGCTGTAAAGTAATTTATATCAGTATCACTAGCTTCAAATTCAAGAGATGATAAACTAGTAGGAAATACATCTATAAACTTTACAACAGCACTTGTTCTAAAGTTACTATTCAGAATATATAGGGACGCATCACTAAATGCTTCTTTAGTATCCCTAAGTCCATCTGAATCTGTAGTAAGGGTTTTATATTCCTCTGTACTTTCTGGAAATCCCAATCCAGTTAACCAATTATGAATCGCCATATAATTTTCAAGTTTTTCATCAACAAGAAATTGTAACGTTAAATCGCCATAATCTAACTTATCACCAGGTACATCAATATCTTTTAGATATGTTGGTTGAATAGCAGTTCCTAAACTTATCTCTGGTATTCTTGCAGAATTGCAGAAAAACGCAGCTTTAGGTGTTTTTGCTAATGTGAATTTAAATCCAACTGGGGATAAAAAATTTCTATTTTGTATTTGACCATCAAATGCTGTTGCCATTTTTATCCTCCACCACCATTTCCGCCACCATTACCGTTACCACCATTACCATTACCGCCACCATTGCCATGACCATTTCCATTCCCGTTATTGGACCCATTACCGTTGCCATTTTTCTTACCATCCTCATCTGGTTCAATATATCCCCTACGTCCTAGATGGTATCCACGAGGTGGAACTGAACACTTTTTACCATCATAATATTCGCCTGGAGGACATCTCTTGGCAGCTGCCTCTTCTATAAATTTATCAAAGTCTTTCATTAGTCATTAATAATTAATTGGAACCATTCTTCACTCATACCACGAATGACATCATCCGCAGATTTCTGATCTTCAACATACCCTTCATTGACAAGATGTTCAGAGACCTTCTTATAATTCTCATGTGCCTGTTGAGTTTCTTTTGGAGTAGGTTTCATTGTCTTCTATTAGTCGTATATTTATTTAGATAAAAAAAGAGACCCTTTAAGGGGTCTCTCAATTTTAGTTAACCGACCTTCAATTTCTCCAAAATATCTTCATCAACCACCTTCGGATTCGCAACGTTGTTAAAATAATTTCTTATATGCTTATCTGTAGAAACGCTATAAGTTTTTGTAGTCCTTATCCATTTTAAATCTGGATCTGGATGATACCCACCAACTAATGTTTCATAAGAATAAAGAAGTTTCCTTCCATCATCATAAACCAGTTCAGTTGCATTACTTCTGGTTCCTTCAAGTTGATTAAACTTGGTTAATCTTGCCATTGTTCTTTTTAATTTATTTGATTCTAATATTATAGCATAAAAAAGAGACCCGCAAGGGGTCTCTTTGAATGAAGGAAATATTTCCTTTCTTTCTTACATAAGGTTAGAAACCTTAACACGACGGTAATACTGGTTAGTATCACTAGCGAGTACACCAGGATTAGTATCGGAAAGTCCACGTGCGAATGGGTTGGCGACAACACCATAACGTGTCTTAAATCCGATTTTTGGCTGGAATGTGTTTTCTCCAACTGCACGAACCATCTGTAGTGGAACGTAAGGGCAGTAGAATAGACCAGCATCATAAGGTGAAGTACCCTTATAACCTGCAACGTAGTACTGAGCAGCAGAAACGTTAGCAGAATATGGGTCAATATAGACCTTATACTTACCTTGAAGTACACCAGCAAATGTATTGCCTGTGTCATCAACGTTAAGGTTGGCATTAAGTGCAGGAGTATAATCCAATACACCAGCCATTGTTAGGGCGGAAGCGACGTCTGCAGAGCAGAGAATCATGTTACCCTTTCCTCTACGAGTCTTTTGTGCGATGGCGTTGGCATCACGCTCGATTTGGAAAATAAGACCTTTGAACTTCTCAACTGACCATCTACCATTAGAGTCGATGTCTAAGTCGAATGTACCACCATTAGCAACGTTAGCCTGAGCACCAGGAACGGCAATCTTATAAATGGTACGAATGATTTCCCTGTTAATTTCAGCAAGGATTTCAGTTGATAGAATGTTGGCAAGTTCTGCCTCTGC